CAGAACTCAACAGGAATACCAGTAACAGTAGGAGTGGTGGCTCCAGTAGAGTTCTGAAGTTCATAATAACTACCATTAACAGGCGTAAGAGCTAGCAATGCCGCATAATTAGCAACAGGAATATACGGCACTACAACAGAAATCGCATCCACCGCACCTTGAGCAGTATCAAGCGCGTCCTCAGCAGTAGAAACAACATCATCAACGGATGTTTGAGTCTCCTGAATCAAATACAAAGACTGACTTTGATTTTCATTGAGATCTGTTGCGCGAATTGGAGAACCAGCAAAGAATGTAGCCTCTGCTTCGTCGCTATCAGTTTCCCTAGCAAGTTTAACCGTAGCCCCATTACCTGGTGCGGTATTAAACTCAATCGTTGTTAGGTTGGCAAATGTGTATTGGGAAGTAATTGTTTGAAGAACATTGTTAAGATAAACCTTAACGTGATCCTCACTTAGATATGGGAAAGTAATGGAGAATAGTTTGTTAGAACCATTCCCCGTGTATGTGTTTTGTGTGATTGCCATCTAGTTTAGGGGGCTTATTTGCCGAAATTAATTAACTGATTATAGACTTCGGTAGCACCAGCTTCATCCGCAGAACTAAAGTCCTCAGCCGTCATGGGGTTGCTAAGGTCATATTGACCTGCCTTGATGTTGGCTTGAGCCTTTCGTAGCTGAACGACTTTCTGACCAGTTTCAATCTTTTCGGCTTCCATCTTATCAAAGGCTCGATTCCGGCTGCTTTCCCAGATATCTTGGATAGCAGTGTAGAACCGTGGCCATTGATTGCGATCTGTACCAATATCACCGATGCTGCGGGCCTTCCAGTTAGCAACATCTTGCTTAAACCAAGAAAGCTTACGAAGGTCATCCAATTCCTTACGAAGCCCGTTGCGAGACATTTCAGTGCGGATGTAACTCTTCTCTTCTCCGCTGAGTCGATAACCCATAGGACTTACCTCAAGGGTATCGCCCCAGTTAAACTCAGCTTCCATCAGCATCTTGGCAACTGGATCTTTGTTATCGGGGGTTGTCTCAAAGGGCACCAGCGCGTTCCAGGGGCCGCCATTAGGACCCTTAATGGGTTGACCTGTAAGAACGTTGATCTTTTCTGGAAGGAAGCGGCTGTAGCCAGGAATAGCGGCAGCTGCGGCCTTTTGATACTCGTTATCGAATTCCCTCATGTAGGGATCCAAGGAATTAGCAAAGGCGCGGCGAGCCCCAGCAAGGGGAATCATGTTGTTGCCAGTCTGAAGCAGTCCCTTGAGTACCGTGTCACCCTTCATTAATTGAGAAGGATCAGCAATAGCAGCAAGAGCTTCAAGGCCAGCAAAGTAACTCTTTTCCGTAAGGGAGGCAGCAATGGAAAGGCCAAGTTGTCCGACAAGAGTTTCGACCCAATCCTCATTAAGACCATTTTTAGCGAGCATCACGAGGTCTGCTGAAGCAGCAAGGATGTTGGAAAGAGGTTCAAGAGTATTGTAGGAAACCCACCGATCACCAATCTTGACAGAGCGGGGACGAATACCGAGGGTTTGCCAGCGAGCACGTTCACGCGGATCAGCAGGAAGATTTCCAGTGATCATCTCATTTGCAGCTAGACCAGCTCCAACAGCAATGGTCATTGCGCCAATCATCTCACGACCCTCGTACTCGGCAATACGAAGTTCATCACCAGATTGCTTAACAGCCTGATACTCACCTGCGTACTTACCGATAAGAGGAGTGTGTTGAACTTGATAACGGAGAATGTTTGCTGGAGTCCTAAGGAATGGAACAACAAGCTTACCAAGGGGACCAACAAAGGGCATATTCTCAAGGAACATACTCAAGCTATTGATACCGACACCTGGGTCTTCCTGAAATGTACCAATCTCGGCATACTTCTGGAGACCAGCATCCTTAACACGACCAGTCTGTGGATCAATGAACTTAGAGTATTCATCCATGTAAACCTTGACCTTCCCAGCAACATCCATAGGATCTTTACTTTCGGTCATTGCTTTATACATGGACTGCTCAGCAATACGTTGCCTTACAAGGATGGTCTTAAGGAAGTCATCCGTGCTCATCAGGATCTTACTTGGAAAGTCGAACATTTGAGCAACACGCATGTGTCCCTTAAGGAATCCAACAGCCATTTCCTCTCGTGGATTCTTGGCCATCTTTTCCATGGACTCGATCATGGCAGCCATTTCGGCTTGCTCCACGACCATCTTTGGGCTAGAAGTTTGTGAAAAAGGAAAATTCTTCCACGTCCTAGCAGCCACTGTAAAGGCTTCATTTGTCGAAGTGCTGATGGCATGGAATCCAGCCATAGCAGATCTGACAAGCGCAGGATCACCTTTTCGCATCCCCATAAGAGCAATGCTAGTGGGGGCCTCAACAAGGCGATACGCAGCACTAAGGTTACGGATCATGGTCTTGGTTCCAGATAGGATGCTGTTATAAAACACACCCATCTGATTCTTACCAAAGATCTCAATAGCAGTACGACCAAAGGAGATTGTCTTGGATGGATCGCCACCAGCAAGAACCATTGCTCTAGTCAGTGCTCGCATTTGATCTTGAGCATCAGGATCTCCACGGCGGAAGGCATCCTTGATGTCACTTGCCCACTTACGGATTTGACGGATCGTCAGGGAATCTTCCCCTTCAAAGTTACGGAGAGATTCGGCAGCTTCACCAGGAGTATCAGCACCAATACGAATTTTTAACGCATTGAAACCTCCACCTTGATATTGAGAGCCTGCTTTATAGATCTCAAGAAGGCCAGTAAACCGATCCACAAGGCGATCAAAGTTATTAGCACCTCCAAGTTGAGCAAAGTCAATCTCTTCAGCACCATAAGCAATATCATAAATCTGAGCAGAGAGATCAGAAGCAATTGCCTTAACAGCAATGTTACCCTCCGGCGTGGGGAAGGTTCCCTTGGGTTCAGTAAGTGTGCCACCGGCCTCCGACAGTTTCTTGATCAAATCTCCTTCCGACACAATATCATCGTAAGTCCGAAGGGAATCCATGAAATCAGTGTAGATGCGAGTTGCATCTGCCACTACTTGATCCACCGTGCGGCCAGATTTACGAGCAATTTGCTTGAAGTCAATCTGCTTTTGGTACTTCTTAATAACTTCTTCTGCCCCCTCACTCACATTCATGATGCGGAGTTGAGCATCAGTAAAGACCTTATCGCCACCACCTTGAGAGATCTGTCTACCAGGAACAAATCCAGTCTCACTTTGAGGACGAGTATAACCACTCTCCAGTTCAATCTGTTTGGCTACAGCATCATTGATGTTACCAGTACGGATTGCTGCTTGTGATTCCCAATACTCATACTTAACATTAGGATCAGCACCTTCAAAGACAGTGTTTTCTAGGTCTGCTTGTGCTAGGCGTACCTGTTCCAGCTCGTCATTAAGTTTGATAGATACTTCATCCTCTGGATCCAAACCAGCAAGACGGTCTTGGATGTTCTGCTCACGGCTTTGAAGACTAAGCATCTCCTGTTCCTGAGCATCGGTCCACCGTACCCGTTCTGCTTCAGATGCCTTAAGGTCGCTTTGCATAAGCTCCTCGGACTTCTCCGCAGCAGCCTTGATACCAACGCCTAGGGCTTCGTCATCGGACCCGCCAGCAGCCTTAACGGCCCTAGCAGCCTTATTACCGAAGATAAGAGCAGTGATGCCATTACCAGCAGCATTAAGGGGACCACCTTCAAAGACCGAACGGAGTCGGTTAACCCAAGGGTTGTCATCCTCCTTCGCCGCAAGAGCAAAGGCTACGTTGTCCTGATACTGTTCGGGGACAAGATCACGAATGGAACTACTAAGGTTACCTTCGCGTGGGTCAGTAAGGATGAAGTCAGCAACAGCACCAGGAATTAAACCATCAGTAAGAAGCTTACGGGTTTGAGCAGCAAGCTTGGCTCCGCCCTTTAGGTTAGCAGGGATAGGTTTAGATCCAATCTTCCCGACAGGGCCAAGAGCCTTACCAGCAACACGGGTTCCAACAATAAATCCAAGAATCTTGGAAGCAGCTTGACCTACTTGAGTTTTAGGGGTGACACCGAAGTCATAAGCAGCGCGGAGATACTCATCCTTTTCCCTGTTACGGTTAACGGTGAGATCCATTACCGCTTGGGTTCCTACATTAAGAACACCCTCTGCGACACTTGCAATGCCCTTTTGAATGGTTCTACGGGTTTCTTGATAAACTTCCGCAGGTCCTTCAAGAATCGTACCTTTAAGTGGCTTGGGAATGTCACCAGTTTGGGTGGCTGCTCGGATGGCACCTTGAAAGCCTTCAACAGGATTAATTGTCCTGGCATCAAGCTTTGCCTTACGTTCCTGTTCAGCCTTTTGTTGAGCCAAAAGTTTCTTTCGTTTGGCTTCCTCTTCCTTTTTAATTTTCAGTTCAGCTTGTTGCTTGTTCCGTTTTTCCTGCTCTTCAGCATATTGCCAGGCTTGCCCAATCGGCAATCCAGTAGAGCGTCCAGGTACAATTTCTGCCATCTTTGTGTTGGTTAATTACCTCCGCAGAGGTGGGTTATTGAAAGGTAAGGGTGATGGAGAAGTCTACCCCGCAGAATAGACTTCTATGTTCCATCTATTTAAGTTCCAGCAATTTGTTTACGGGCTTCTCGCAGCGCCTGCTGTACACGCTTTGCTTCAAGGCTGGCTTTGTTACCTGCCTTATCATTGTCATAATAACCATAACCTTCTGGACCTGCCACAGCAGCCCATTCAAGGGCCATTTCTTTATGAGCCTTTAAAAGGTCATTATTCTTACCAAGCAGGTAATCACGAAGACCAGGACGTTTGTTAGAATTAAGAATATAAGCCCAGAACATCTTAAGTTGATTTTCTGGGGTCATCTTATCATTAGGTCCGAGTCCAGCGGCTTTAACAGCCATGTCAAGTTGGCCATCAGATACCCACTGAGCAAATCCAACCGCAAAGACACCTTCACGTCCTTTGGTTTCATTGTAGCGACGTTGTAGTTGTTGAACGTCACCGATACGCATGGATGTGAGGTTCATACCCTGCGGAGTGTCTCCAGCAGTTCCACGGTTGACCGAATTAAAGCCACCCTCTCCGCTACTAATTAGAGATGCCAGACCGCCGTAGTCTCCAGCACCAAAAGCTTTACCACTTGATGATGTAGTCATAGAAGTTTGTTGTTGTCTACGTTTTGCTTCAGCCAACCTTGCCGTAGCACGGATACGTTGGGAAGCTGTTGAT